AGACCCTAAAGACTTTTTTGCTGCTGGCTTAGCAGCCATTATCCCAATCATTATGCGTTGGGCTAACCCAAAGGATGCCTTCCCAAAGAAAGGATAACACCCTATTTAAGGGGCATAGCAGCCCCATAGAGACTAGAAGCCCCCGTTCAGGTACATTAACCTACCTGACGGGGGTCTTTTTCTATTTCCCTAGTGTTTATGCTTCGTCTTCTAGTTCATCCCACTTGGTTAGATATGAGGAGTCGTGGTTACGGTGTCTAAACTCCCAGATTTTCTGCTCAACAGCCCAGATAATCTTCTTACCTAACTCACCCAAGGTGAGTCCTAATGCTATAGCAAGGTATAGTTCCATAGTTTGCTCCTAGTTGTAGTCTAAGTATAACGGACGTGCGATTATATTAAGTTGTCTACGTAATTTACTGCGTTGATTTTCAGTTGTATTGCCCCAATATCCCATGACCTCATGCCGTAAAGCATAGTCAAGGCATTCTGTTTTTGCTGGACACTCACCGCAGATACGCTTAAGAAGAAGCGTGTCTCGGTATGTGCCCGTGTCGTCAGTAAAGTATGCGTTAGGGTCAGTGCCTGTACAGTTTGTTGCATTTTCAAATGCTTTCATTGTCATCCCCCTGTTGAGTAGAAGCCAGTGCCATTAAACTTAATGGCTGGGGCTGTCCAGATTCTAACCATTGTGTTACTGCAGGTATTGCATACTGGTGGGAGCGGGTCTTGTACTTCCACCACTGCGCTACAAAAGTTACATTTGAAATCATAGTTAGGCATCACTCACATCCATCTATCTCGGTAGGTGCAGTTGTAATGGTACCACATTCAAAGCACTGTTGTGCTAAGTCATACCATCCAACTGCTCTAGTATCTTCATCCCACATTACTGTAATTTGAAACATCTTACACCCACATATGCAGGCAAAGGTAGGTGTGCCTCTAAGGTCGTTCACTTTTTTCCCAGAAGAACTTATAGTATTCAATGTCAAGTGCAAAGCGTTTCATATGCTTAACCAATGCACCTGTGTGTGTATAGAGTGGGACTCCTGCATGATGCATGAGTCTAAAGAAGTTAATATCTTCTGATACAAACTGCTCGCCTACTCCAGTCTCGTTAAAGTATGCAATGTTACCGTGTACTTCACGCATCTTCTTGACTGCGTTACGATGCATAAGTACAAATCCAAAGCCAGCCGTGCCTACCTTAACAAGGGCATCTTGAGGTAATGGATGAAGGTATGCAATCTTGTAGTCATTTCCCTCAACCCAGTTAAATACAGCAGGATATGGAGCCATAAGGCTCTTCTCGTTTTCCTTTGATATGAAGTATGTACCAGTAACTACTGGTCTTTCGTTCTTATCAGCAGCCTGCCATACCTTTTGCAGTGCCTCTTCTGTAAGTACTATGTCGCTATCTACCCAAAGAATCCAATCAAAGTCTGTCTGGTCATACCAAAACTCCAGCGCATTCTGGCGCTGTCGTCCAATTTGATTGCCTTGCACACGCATGGCTGATTGAAATGGTAGTTCTGATTTAAGAGCGGAGTAGACCATACCTTCAGTAAACTTACCATCAGTGGTGCCGTTGTCACACCAGCACATGATGATACTTTCATTCTTCTTCAGGTTCATCAAAGGTTTCTGTTGTGGTGGACTCATCTGTTGTTGGTGTTTCTTGTGAGGCTTCGGTGTCTTGGTCATAGTATGGTTTCCACCCTCCTAGGTGTTTGATTAAAGAGTTAAGTGCACGCTGCACTTTCATACGTGCACCATCTGGCGTGCTATCCATGTCTTTAGATAGTGTTGCCCAGTCAGGTGAGTCTACGCTAAAACGTAATTGTAATATGTTTTGCTTGGTTTCTGATAATTTATAGAAGGCTGCTGCTATATCTGAACGTAGTGATAACCAGTTGTTCCCATCTGATGCAACACCACTACCAAACTTAGCATTCAAGTCTTGAATCTTAGTAGGGATTTCATATGTATCCCCAATGATAGAGGGCAAGAAGGCTTCAACTACGGATGCATCATAGTAGTACAGGTCTGATGTATCGTAGCCAACCTTCTTAGCCTTATCTCTTTCACAAAACTTAAGCGCTGCATTACGCAGCGACTTAGCAATTAACTTGTCGCGGTCTTTTTGTTCTAGGGTAGACCACTCCTTGTACTTACGGGGATGTCCGACAAACCATACCCACAACTCCTGACCTATGTCATCACGTTCTATCATAATATAACGTTTTGCATATTCAGATGCGAGTTGCTGTACTAACATATTATATTCATCAATGTAATTCATTATGGAATGATTACCTCACCCGCAACAATTGGTACAGCAAAAGGCACAACCTTGCGGTTGTGTTCTACTAAGATACCAATGCCTTGCTGCCAGTTGGCAGAGCCTGATGTAAGGTAAGATGCTTGCTTAATGTCCATCATGTGACCGACCTCTAACCCGTATAAAGTACTGGTTTTTCCGTAGAATCCTGATGTCTCATGTTGTAATCCTATGCGGTGTGTGTGTCCACACACGACTGATTTGCCTAATCGTTTTGCTAAGTTGAGTGCAGTAGCACCAGGTGCACGGTTAAGTGCGCCTTCATCTCCGTGTGCCATTACCCAACCAGGTAACAACTCATGCATCTTATGTAAGTAATTAATCTTTAACTTGCCATAGCCCAGTAGTTCTTCAATCTCTAATGATTTAAGAGACATGAATGCTGGCGCATACTTGCGCATGTAAGTATCAATGCGGTCAGTGTGGTTGCTGCGTTGAATGTAAAATGGCTTGTTACCCAAAGCCTTGCGGTAACTAGCCATTAGTTCATGTGTTAGATTTATACTGTCTTGTAGTGTATCTGCATATTCACCTGCCATGCCTTTGTTCCAACGACTAGGTTCGGGTGCATCTAGTTCATCACCCACACACCATAGTTCGTCAGGTTTATAATCACGTATAAAATCTAACGTGGCATTAACAGCCTTGTTATCTTGATAAGGAATCTGCAAGTCACTTAAGACTACGACTCTCTTCACATTTATTCTCCATTCGGGATACCTTCCCACTGTCCGCGCTGGACTAGCAATCCAATTATGGCATAGTTTGCTAGGTCAATCAGTGTATCCTCTATAGATTCATAGTTCGGCGTGTCGCCGCTATCTACTAGGTTGTTAAGTCGTGCAAGTTTGTCATACATACGCACGCGTAAGCCATTCATTGGACCACCAGGTGCGCCTGCTATATTCATAGGGCCATAGTCAGCGTGCTTTTTAACTAAGATGTCATATAGTTCTTGCGTAATAACAAATGCATCACTTGGATTTTTCATCTAGTATCTCCTTAATGCTGCTATCAAAGTTGACCATTGCTTCTCTGACTGAGAACTCTTCCCATACTTCTTCTGCCTTATCATACTTGCTGGCTACTAAGATGGCAGCCAATGCAGTAACACACATCTTTGCTTCATCTGTTTTGCCCTCACATATGGTGTCATATACATCATGCAATGCACTGATAATGTCTAGCATCCTAGTGCTAGACACTGGTATTGCTATAGCAAAATCTATATGTTCAATGTGGTCCCAGAAACTATCATCCAGCGGTAACGCATTCTCTGATTCGCTCATCTAACCATTCGCTCCCTTGTTTAATCATCATACTGTTGACGTCTTCGCCGTCAGGCATGCTGATGATGTTGACATTACCTAGTTCTCTACTGATTTTCTTACCAAACTCTAATCCTGCTGCATCACCATCTGCTAGGACAATCACTGTTTCAAAGTCATCTAGTATCTTAACATAATGTGGCTTCCAGTTGTTAGCCCCTGGTATACCTACTGTTGGGTGCTCTGTCTTGACACTCATCATGATGCAATCAAACTCACCTTCGGTGATACATATGTATTTGTCTGCAGCAAAGCATGCTTGTGTATTAAACATAGTAGTCTTAGCACCAACTAATCCCATGTACTTAGGGTCTTCACCATTCATACCACGGAATCTTAAATCAACTACACCTGATGGTGTAATATATGGGATAGCAAGCCTGCCTTTGTAAGGCTCATGCCCTGGCAGAGGGTCTTCGACCACTCCCAGATGAAAGATGCTTGCCTCTTCTACCGAGAGATGACGGCTTGATAGATACTCTGTTGCTAGTTCTATCCTTCCCGCGTATCTCTGTGTTGCCTGTAGTAAGAACTGACGTTGCGAACTGGACAGCCTCACGGTAATCACCACCTTCTTTATACATTATAAGGGAATAAGTATCGCCTTTGACACCACACCCGTGGCAGACAAAGGCGTTCTTATCATAGTTAACTGCTGCACTTGCATGACTGTCATGATGGAATGGACACTTCATCTTGCGCCATCCACTGCCTACTGCTGGTGTATCTGCACCTATGTAGTGGAGGTACTCTTCAATGCTTGGCTTCTCCAAGTGCTCTCCTTAGTAAGTCTACATACACATAGCCAGGCATGGTGCAGTACCAATCTTCAGGGCTTCCCCTACCCTTACGTTTGTGCCACACCACGCCTGTCCATGCGTTGTCGTTAGTCATCTCGACTATCAACTCTTCTATCCATCCCGCCAAGTCCATCTTGGCGTGGTTTTTAATCTCTATTGTGACTCCAGGGATACCAGAAATATCTCCTTTGTCTAGCGTAGCGCCAGCCAAACGTCTGTCTACATAGGGAAACCATTGCTTGAGATACTTAACTACATCTCGTTCTGCTCCCGAACCTTTAGCCTTTGCTGCACTACCCATTACACTGCCATCTCTGTTTGTCTGTAGTCTCTTACTATATCTTCAAGATACATAGATGCAGGGTCAAAGGATAACGACACGTATGTGCTACCACTATGGTCTGCTTTACCGTAACGATTTTTAACAGGGGCTACACATAAGTATATGTCCTGCCCTTGCATCATCTGTCCTACTGTTAATACCATTGCTGGTATCTGACTAACCATGCCCTGTAATGCTGAGCGTGGCTGACAAGGAAAGCCTTGTGCACCTTCCTTGGTATGATGTAATACAAGTACGCATGCATTGGTATCTCTTGCAAGATACTTAAGTTCTTTCATTACTGCACGCATACCTGCAAACTCTTCGTGTCCATCAATGGCTATGTCCATAAGGTTATCTACTACGATAAGCGTTGGACTTCTACCCCACATAGTTTCAAATGCAGATACTTCATCATCTAAATCTTTAAGTGTGGGGCTAGGTTCAAAGGACCAATACAAGTTAGAGAACTCTCGTAAGAGTTCTTCTGCCTTGGCTGGCTCTGTCTTGAGCATATACTCTGAGTGTGCTTGCGTTATCTTAGCCTTCATTGCAAGCAAGCGCATTGCCATAGTGTGTGCATTAGTATCAGCAGAGAAGTATAGTGTCGGTTGTTTCAGTCTTGCTGCGATATGTAATGCAATAGATGACTTACCTGCGCCAGGTGTACCTGCAATTACAGTTACCTCTGCACGTCTAAGTATCATGCCTTCACGTTGGAATGCCTGGAAGGGAGGGGCAAGTGGTTCGCCCCCCACCTCTGGCTTGCCAATACTACGGCGTAATGTTTTCATTTATGCCTTTGTTTGGTCGGCTTGGAAACTATTCCATTCAGGTTGATTTGCTTTGATGTATTGCGTGGTGCACTTAGTCATGTCACCTTGTTTAGCAGGGCAGAAGTAACCTTTGTATGGACCGAACTTACCTGTTAGTCCATGGATGCGTGTCATTGTACCGTGTGGGCACATGCGTGATGCTGATGTAGGTGAACTGAATGAATCAGTGGGTTGTGTTACAACCTCAGTTGCTCCAAATGATGTAGCAATTGCTGCTATCTGTGGGTTAGGCGGTACTGCTATGTTAACTGGTGCTGCACCACGGATGGCTGCTTCTAGTTCTTGTGTTGCTGATGCAAGAGATGCAAGTGATAGTGCAACTCTTTGGTCTAGTTCTTCTGCTGTATCAGCACGCAAAGTTACAAGAGAACCTGCATGTGATTTAACGGTGATGCTAATTGGTGCTTCGCTGTGTGTCATCATTCTCCTTGAATAGATGTTACTAGGGATTTCTTTGTGTCTCGAAAGGCACGAACTTTCATTGCTAATTCTATGCCTTTCCATCCTTGCTTGATGTCAACAAAGTGTAGTTCACATTTACCACTGCCTGCTGGCAAGTGGACAATGATACCACGTTCTTGGTTAACATCACCCCAACTACTACGGACTGCCGTAGCAGGGTCATACGGCAGGCCGTGTGCATACACTGCCAACTGCATAGCAATTTTATTTGGGTAGGAAATACTACCAGTCTTTAGGTCAGAGATAAACAACTCACCTTTGTATCTAACTATACGGTCAGGCGTACCTGCAATCTTGTACTTGTCTAGCACGCAGAACTGTTCAATGAATACATTTTCGAACTGTTTAGTTGCTGAGTCATATGCTTGTATGTCTGCAACATAATCTTCTGGTATCACGCCAAGGTCTTCGCCCCTGTCGTGCTTCTCTGTTAATGTATGTATGGCTGTACCTATAGTAGCCTGTGCTGTTGCACCTGCTGCTTCCATTGCATCTTCAACTAACTTATCCATTTCTAACTTGTTGTCTCTCGCTGCACTTGCAGCCAACAGTAGGTCAGGACGCAGCGTTAATCCTGCTGCTGCCATGCGTAACTTCCATGCTACTAATGCAGTGCCATCATCTAATGAACCTGCAACTGTAGTTGTACGTGTATATGGTATAGCCTTACCACCTTTAGGCGGTACAACCATAGGTCTACCGTAACGGTCTCTTGTGATTTCTACTTCTGACATAACTCTCCCTTGTTAAATAGGTTAAGAGGGTGGGAACAAGGAGAGAACCAAAACCCCACCACTCCTAACCCACTCATCGTAGCATAGTGTGACGGACTATGCGTTGATGTCATTGCCGCAATGCGGACAAAGTTTTTCTCGTTTCTTGTACACTTCATGTACTACTTGGTCTTTGTAATCTTGATGCACATATATCTTGCATCTGTTGCGTGCCTTGAGCGCACGCACTATAGCACCCGACTGATGCAGTACTGATAGCACGCCACTTGTAGTGCCGTGATGCCAGCCTGTCTTTTCGGCTAACTCTTTCCAAGTTAGTCCA